AGGGTTGGGGACGAGTTTGAGTACCCTAGCCTTCTCAATCTGCTTGACCGGTGGAGCGGGCAGTTCAGCTTTACCATCCGAATCCTCAACCCATATCCCCCGACAGGTTGAACGAGGGATATCTAATTGCTTGCTGATCTTCGGCCATGACATCCCTGTTTTTCGCAGAATAACCACCTGGTCACGCTGGCAGTTACTGTATTTCTTTACTTTTCCCATAATTAATATCCTCCTCCACCCGTTGAAATTAATTCGTCCTCGCTGAAATACTCGAAATTGCCGATGGAAAAATACCTGGCTAAGTCTACGAAGTCCTTACTCGGGTTTTTTAAATCTCCAGGCTGATATGCTTGCATACAACTTATGAGATTTTGGCACTCATCCGAAAACATCAATTTAGGCTTATTATCCAAATCCATCTCTTTTTCCCGATCCCATGCGAGTAAATTATTAATCGCCTGAAGACCGGTTTCGATGTCTAACGCTTCGGCGGGCTGAACGATGATATCTTCATCCGATAAATCATCGATAATGTTGGAAGATCCTTCCGCTTTCTGATAGCTCGCCGCTCCTAACCTCGGGTCGATTATGCGGATGACCTCACTATCGCCACAAATCTTCTCCATCCTCCTAATCTCATCGGCATAATCTCTTAAACCGTACCCGTTCGGCTGGGCTGCCTCGCCGGCAGACAGCTTGTCTTTGGTTAAGTCAATCCAACCGCCCCATGTATCGAAGTCAGGGAACTCCTTTACCGCCCATGCGACTCCATGTGGATCGATTGCAAATAGGACCATAGTCCACGGCTTTGCTCCCGCCGGATCGATGGAAAGTACCCAGTTTGCTTCCGAGAAATCGGGCAGTTTGTCAGATGTTACGAAGTTTTTATCGGTCAAATTAGGGAAAATGGCTCTAGACTGCCTCACAGGGACTCCATAAGCCCTACAAAGGATAGTTTCCCTCTTCTCCCCCTCTAACTGATTCTTCATCGCCGCCCAACCGCCAAAGGGATTCGCCGCTGTGTGAAAATAAACCACTGAAGACGCTTTGCGGATGGGCTGTTGAACGAGGGGGACTTCTTCGCCGTCTAGGAGATCCGCTTTTGCCGATTCGACTGTTCTCGCTCCTGTGAGCATAGATTTGACTACGCTGTTCCATCCGTCTACTGCGGTGAAGCTGATAATTCCCTTGGAATTGCGGGTCACGGTGCGAAATCGAAGTGTGTTTACCCACGACATCGGCACAAGTTCATCTGCCCAATAGCCGATATTATGTGTTCCGTTGACTGGATCTTGGGGAGATCCGATCTCTCCTCCTTCGATTGTACTAATATCTTGGGACCAGTTACGGAAAATACACTGACTTCCGTTCGGCAGTGTAAATTTCGCCTGTGTAAATCCGTTTTTTAATGAGTGAACTATGTATCCTATCTTACCTCTACCCAACGACTTAAGCTCTTTCGGGAGAGCATCGAAAACGAGCTTCTGCTGGAATTGCACAGAATTAGCCGCCGTTTCCGTTAGGCACCAAATTATAGTGCCAGGGTTTTCTACGAGGCATTGAACTACCCGCTTGGCCGCCCAAAAACTTTTACCCGCACGATTGCCTCCCATGACCAATATCTCGGCATGAGTCTTCAGTTCCTTATCCGCTAACTTCCACGTATCGAGTTCAAAGCCATGCCGGTATGGATCATCCTTTTCGAGCTTGATCGCTTCTTCACGCTTTTCCCAATATGCGAGGATTGACTCGGGGGACATGGACAGCATCTCCGATTTTGTCAGAGGCGGTAAGGCGGGGTGCGGTGTCCAGGATAGTGCCATTAGTTCGAGTGTACCATTTTTTGAGCGGAGCTACGCCCAATTGGTGAAAATTTTTTCATGGGCTACAATCGGTCTCGGTGACCGGCGGGCCGCTCGATCCGACCCCCCTCCCCCCCCTGTCTTTGTCAGCAATCGCATAAAAATAATGAAATGTTATATTTTTACATCGTTTTTTATCTCCAAAGGTTCGTCTAATAATGATTATGTCTAATTGTCCTTGACCAAATGCTTATTGATAATTAATTATCAATTGCTTGCACCGATAGAAATGCCTACTGAAAAAAAGAGGATAACGATTGAAGCTGATAATCTTCCGGCTAACCTGACAGTCGAGGAGACTTGTCCATCAGTCTACACTGCTCAAGGTTTATTCGATAAGAGACCAGGAGACTATGCAAAGCTGGTTCAAATGCTTACGGATGGAATACCGGTAAGCCGGATCAAAAAGGATTTAAAGGTATCCCACAACACTATCGCAGTGGTTCGGTCCCGAGAGAAAGAGGTAATCGAAGCCTCGAAGAAAGTAATGAGAGGTTTGATCGGCCATGCTTCACAGCTCGCAGTCGAAAAGATGATCGAGAAGCTAGATAATGATGAAATACCCAACGGAGTCCTACCAATAGCTACCGGCATATTAATCGACAAGCATCGCCAATATGAAGGTGAGCCTACCCAAACCATTGAAGTGAAGAAATCTTTATCCCTCGATGAGATCCGAGCAGAGCTGGCGAACCTGAAGGATGAGAAGGTAGTCGAAGCTGAGATTACTGATGTAGAATCGTAATTTTTTTCGTTTCCTAGCTCGTTAATTATTAACCACTTACAACATTATTAAAAAATAAATGAAAATAATACTTGCTTTTATGTACAGGTAAGCTAGATTGAGGGTATGAACAACAATACTACAGACCTAAATAAAAGATTAAAATTCGCTGAAGACTTACATTTTTCTATTAATAACGAGATTGAGTTTTTGCAGGAGCAAGTAAATTTACTGAATGCAAGGCTTGAATTAAAGCGAGGTAAACTTGCTGATGCACAATATGAGGTCACTCGCATTGTTAAGGAAAGGCAAACTGCTGAAAGATTCGCACAAGCATAGGGAGACCAACCACATGAGCAAATCCACATCTAAAGACTATCAACTTAATGTTAACCTATTTACCGCACTTCTCGATGGTACATTTGAGAAAGTGGTAAAGCAGAAGAAAGTTAAAAAGGTAAAGAAATGAACGATGACAATTATTACACCTGTCCGATCTGCTAGCTAGTCTGTCATATCGATGACACAGAGGCTTGTACTTGCTTTCATACCGAAAAAGATATTGAAGACCAGCATGACCGATAAAAAACAATGGGGTGGAAAACGCCCAAACCAAACAGGCAGACCTCCGAACCGCAAAGGAGTCAAACGAGTCCAATTTCATTGCATGATCGATCCCACTACCAAGGATCAGATTAAGCATATCTCCGAGCAAAAGAATCTATCTGCCGGACAAATCATTGACGAGTGGGCTGAAGGGAGTAAGGTATAAGCATGGAAGATTTCCCTTGGACCGATCTAAAGACACTGGCTAAAGAATATGCTGAGTGCCACAATTTGGATTTAGCTGAGACCGAAAAGAAATTTGAAGAGGCGAGGTTAAAAGTTATATATGAGATGAATCCGATATTAGACCCTAACTTTGAATCTTCTGATTCGGATACCGACATATAATTCCATATATAGCGTTTAAATCGCCACACAGGACGCTCAGAGCGTCTTTAGTCTCCGATCTATATAATCTACCACGCTAGGGTATAAGACCGCCAATCCCGCCATTCCTTGGAATGCCCGATTTGCTGTGATTGCAGATAGTATATTCTTATCGGATATCTGATGGATATGATTGTACCTCTTATACGGCATTGGATTTATATCGAATGCCCGATTTGCTGTGATTGCGAAATGCCAAATTATCCTAGTGGTTTGGTCGATGTAATTAACCTGGTCGATGCTTTTCATTTTTAATCTATTATCCGAACGAGCTTGAAGGCTGATAATGTAGTGGTTGCGGTTCACCGCTGGCCGGTGGCGGGCTTATCCCAATAGGCCGGCTTGACGGCCTTTGGGTAAGCGCGAGCGACCACTACTTACAGCCTGTCTTCCCACTAGTAGTAGTAGTAGTATACTATAGGGTTACCACTACTACTCAGATTCTACTACATTACCAACCTATTCTACTGTAATTTAAGCTTAGCAGAGTAAATAGTTTCGATCCCTCTACCTCGCTCTTGAACATCAATTTTCCCTTTTAAGAGCCTCAAAATGTTCTTTAATCGTCCCTTGGTTATTTCGTTATTTGTTAAATCCTGAAGCCTTAAACGCATAACATTGAACCCTTCGATCTGACCTTTTTCCAGCAAGCCGAGTAATTTTTCGGCTAGGCTTTCGTTTAACTTTTTGGATTCTGCGGCCTGTCCAGGCTTTCTCAGGTTTGCCTCGAGGTCGGGCTTATGGATGAAATTCGGCCATGCAAATTCGACTACCTGTTTATCGGGGGTGGGAAAGTTTCTCAGCGTTCCTTCGAGGACCAGGTGATACTCCTCTTCGTGAGGGGTGAGGGTGAGGATAGCATCGGGATCTCTTGCGAATACCCCTGAACCGCTTGCTCGGTCGATATGATCGGTTTCAGATTTATTCCCTTTTGAGAAGTGGTGGGCATAGACGAATGCACAGCCTAACTGCTCGGAGAATCGTTCCATTTTATTGAGAACCGCGGAGACTGAACCGGCATCATTCTCATCGTATTCCCCTCCTAATTTATAGAATGGATCGACAATTACGAGGTCGGGGTCAAAGTCTTTAATATTTTGAATGTGGAGTGCCAGTTCATCGAGGGAACGGTTCTGCCCTCTTAGACCACAGTAAAGGTAGTTCTTTGTCGGGCTGTATTTATTATCGGGGTGCTGGACGATGGATTTTATTCGTTCCTTGGCGAGGCGGGGGACTAGCTCGAAGTCGAGGTATACAACCTTGCACTCCTGGTTAATCTTATGTCCCATCCAGCTTAATCCATTTGCGGCGGCTAGGCCGAGGTGCATGAGGGCGAGAGTCTTACCCGCCTTCGATGAGCCTGAGAGTATCATCTTACAGCCTTTATGAAGAATGGTATCAATTAGTACCGGTGGAAGGGTGGAAGGATCGGAGGCATCCGCCATCACCTGAAACAGGTCGATAAATTCAGGAGCGGGTAATGGATCATCGGTAATCGCATTTAATTCGATGGCGGGGATTGGTTCCTGATAGGATGCGGTGGGCGATTTGCCCGCTAGGAACCGATCCACTTCATCGGCGGTGGATAGTGTATGCTGGTTAATATAGTCTTCTCTTTTGGCCATGATATTATTTTATGTTATTTTTGATTAGTGATAGAATTATTTGGGGCTTTAAATTTATGTGATTTCTGACAAGGAAAACGGCATCACCCTCGTCCATTCGCTGGGCATAATTCATCGCTTGGACCGGTGGGATGCCTAACTTAATAAACCGTCGTATGATCGATGCCTTTAACAGCGTATTCTTCATTCCCGCCAAAACAGAATCGGTTGAATGGCGGAATACCGTTCTCCTTCTTTTCTGCGGGTTCCCCAAGGGAGTCGGCAAAGCTGAGAGGAATTGGCAAATCGGGAATCTCCGCCTAGCTTTTGTGAGAGGGTAAGAAATTCATCCCGCTTACCGGCAATCCAGTGAAACCATGCATGGAGTGATTTTCCTCCTGAATTTACGATCATCTTGAGGGGGGCGATGTTTTCGAGTTGCTGGATAAATCCAAGCTGTTGCTCGAATGAGATCCCCTTGTCATCAATTTCGTGGAGTAAATACTTTCGGCACTTTAGATTCTGTTCGTTTCGACCGGTTGGCTGATCGACTGATGGGTTGTAAGTGGTGTACTGGTATTGTGAGAGGTCGTGCTTTGTCCAGGTATCCACTCGGTTACAATATTCTAATGGCTTATTAAATAGCTCGGGCTGTACAAATATTACATCCTCGGGATCGAACAGACCGCCCAGCGCATCCGCCGCATTCTTGGGAATGGCATCGGATCGGAGGGAATATTCATCGAACAGACCGGCATATCCGATGGAGGATTTTTGTAGTGATTGATCGACCTCTGCCCTTACCCGCTTGACGGTTATTCTGTTCGGATCGGCTAGGCGGTTATGGGCACCGGTTATTGAGTTTCTAATCTCATTTGCCTGGTGGGATCGGTGGGATGTGTGCTGGAGTATTCGTTCAACTACTTGTACCGCCTGTTCTGTATCTTCTATGAATTTAGCCACGATTAGGCAGAGTGGATTTAGAACATCGTTATGGTGGGATATTTCTCCCTCGGGTAGCCGGTCAAACAGGCTACGAATTTCACCTTTCAGAGTGGCCATTATTCAGTCCCCTCTTCGCTAATGAATTGCTGAATATATTCAGTCAGCTTCCCGATTGCCTCGGTTTCTATCTTGGAAATTGTCTGCTGTGGAATACCTGTTTTGCGGGCAATTTCGGACTGGCTGAATCCTTCATGGTCATCGGGTAGTTTCAGGAGCATATTCCTGAGCTTGGCATCGTTTGCCATTTGCTTGGCTATGTCCTTAGTTCTTCCCATCCTCCACCGACACCCATTTATCAATCATTCCTTTTGGAAGTCCCGCCTCGGACACATGATTTTCGTTTTCATCAGGCTCGTATCCTTTACGAGAGATGTGAACAATTTCAGTTAGGATCTCATTCGTATGACCCCATCTACGAATCGCCCATGCTTCATTGGGGAAGCGGATGTCATCAAATACGATGGTCCGCTTTCCGATGTAAGGGAGAGCCATTCGGTAAGCCGCATCGACCCATATATTCGGATAAATCTTTTCCCTACCCCACTCCGTACCGAGTGTCTGTAACATTTTTCGGGCATTAATCCCATCGGGGAATTGGGGGATTGGTTCTTCCTTAAAATGCAGATATTTTTCTCCAGGTAATATAACCTTGAGCATTTCTTTAATAGGAGTTGCAAATGATAGAATCACCGCTCCCTCGATTGATTTGGCGTAGGTCGATTTACCTACCGCCTTTGGACCTGTTAGTCCGATAATTTTGTGGTTCATACAGTGTAGAATAGTGAGTCAATAATGGTTACAGTGAATGCGATTATTAGGTAAAACATCGTCAGCACAGCGGTGACGAATAAGGCGATTAAGCCGATTGAGCGGAGGAGTTTCATTTCTCCGACAGATGGGTTAGGAGTGCTTTACTGAAGTCTGTGCATGACTTAATGAAATTCCGATCTGACAGCTTTGCACATTTTTCTGTGAGAACTTTTATCTCGCTCTTTTTAGTCTCACAATATTTGTCGATCCTATCTTTTCTCTCGTCCAACTTTTTAAGTTCTTTCCCTAATTTAATCCTAAATTTATCCACTTGAGCAGATGCCTTTTCGACTTCCTTGTTTACTGAAATTAATTCCAGTTCTTTGCGGAGTATCCTAGATTCAATCTGAGGGGAAACAGGTATGCCCTTTGTCGGTTCGATTAAATCGAGGTCAAAGAATAAAGTTCGGACATTACCCATCCCTTCAACTCGGACATATATTTTATTATCCTCCGCCCTCCATGCGAAAACGCTGTCGAACACAGCATCATGGCCCTTAGTCTCTACTTTCTTTTCGATCATATCAGTAGTGGTTTTTAATTTCCCCCTCTGCCGCCAAGGGTAGCCCTGGCATGTAAAGAGGTTCTTGTGTTAATAGTTGAATCATTAAGTCGAGTGCCGCCTGTCCCTCCGATTCGGCAACTTCAACAGTTACGGAATCATGCACATGAAGGACAACGGGTAGACCAGCGGCTTCAATCTTGAGAAGGGAATCCGCCATAATATCTCTCGCTGTTGCCTGAACTAGGTTCTCGGTAAGTAAGCCCCCATATAATTTCATCGATCCTTGCCCTCTTACCTTCTGACCGGTCAGTTCCTTGCCATTATCATTTACATTGAAATATCGGATCATATTCCCTGATCTCATGTTCATGATTGCACACTCAGGAGTATGCTTGGCCTCCTCACGGATGTGGTCCTCGCACTTCTTCCATAGCTCGACAATCTTAGGATTCTGATTTCTAAAATCTTTGACCTGTTTTCGGGACTCAGCATCGGTCATATTTAATTTCCCACCGGTCAAAGCCTGTGCCACTTGGCCGAACTTTTTCGGACCACAGCCGTAGCCCAAACCCAACACACGGGCTTTACAGAGATGGCGAAGTTCGGGGGCTAAATCCTTCATTGGTTCATCCTCGTTATAGAGTCCAGTCGCTCGGCCATGTGCCTCGTATAAGTCTATTCCACCTCTGACCAAACCAAGGAAATCGAAGTCCCCGCAAAGATAAGCCAATACCCTTGGCTCGATTTGCGAAAGGTCGGCAGAAACATTTACTCTACCCTTACCAGGAGTTAAACATTTCTTCGCCGATGTACCTTCCACCTCATCCCGAGGAATGCCCTGGAAGTTTAATCCACCCGAACCACTCCAACGACCGGTATGAGGCGCACCGCAATACTTCAGACGGGTGGAAACTCGATGGTCAGGGCGAACCCGAAGGATCATACTGATATAAGTCTGCCTCGCTTTATTCGCTTTCCTCCACCTCGTCATCGCTTCCAAGATTGGAGCATATTGCGGATTCTTAGCCTTCCATAAAAGTAATTCCGAATCACCCTCCTGAGTAGATTTGGGCGGTTCGACATTCTGCATCTTTAAATAGGCGGCCATTGCAACTGTCGAAGTCGGTTCTCCTCCACCTGGACCAACCCAAGGGAGAAAGGTTTCGACCTCCTTCATAATCTCCTCAGTCTTATTTATATATTCCTGACATAGTGGCTGATCGATTGCCATACCTCGGCTTGCAGTCCTTCGGGTAAATGCGGACAATAGAAATTCTTTCTCGGGGAAGGATATTTTCAGTTCATTATATATCCGAATACACGCTCGGCTGTCGCCCAGTGCATACTCTTTGAACGATTCATTTCCGAGGATCTCTTCGGGTCTTAAACCGCTCATCTCATTGCGGGCATCCTTGTTCAACTCCTCGCCAAATAATTCCTTATAACAGCCCGCCAATGACCTCGGCAACTGATGCCAACTCGCCATATCCGCCGTACAAATCCATTCCTTTGGAGTAAACTGTGGCATCTGCCCCCTCGCCATTGCCATCCTACAGCATACCGAATCAAACTCGGCATTGTGTGCGCAGATCGATTGTCCGTTTAAAATATCGACCGGTAAGTCACGGGGATCTCCAACCCACTCAAATCCGTCATCGGCTACCAGGCTGACAATGGTTACCCGAAAGTCAGGGTGCTTGACATAGCGATCGAGTCCCATCGTGGCCACTGAGTACTGCTTCGACCAAACTGTTTCCACATCCAAGGCGATCAATTTCGATCCTCCTTGCCCACATATTCATGGGAATATGAAAAAACTTTTCTTACCTCCCATTTCAGATTTCTATTTGCTCCGCTTTCACTTCTAGTAATCATATTTTTTGATGTTGGCCTCCATAGTTTAGATTTATTTCTATACTCGCCCATCCTTGGGTGAGGTGTTTTGCTGAAAAACCGTTTACCTCGGGATAAAAATATTTCCCCTAACGCATCGGAAACTCGTACCCCTAACCCCAATCCTTGAAAGTCAGGCAATAGAACAGTTCGATGTCCTCTATATGAATTTTTTAATGTCCCTGAAGGCATTGCTATTGCAGAGGTAAATCCAATGACATCTGATCCCCAACAGACGATCCAATGGGATGAACTGTGATTGATGTCTCCTGTGAGATAGTGATGCTTGCGGAACATTGTCCACGCTTCGACCCTACAAGGAAATAATTCCAAAGTGATTTTGGGTCTACAAAGACACCCCCTTGGAGAGTATTTCTCCGTTTTTGTATCATATACCCAGTCGGGATTTAACCAATCAATTATATCGTAATGGCAAGATGCAAATATAACAGATTTAATATCATATTTTCTAATATGTCTTTGAACTGAATAAGAACAGGATTTCGCAACTGAGCGATCAACCACACTAGTAAATTCATCAATGGTAGCATTGTCTTTTAACTTTCTCGACAAATCTGCCCTAAACTTTTCACCATTAGATAAAACATGGAAAGGCTTGAACCAAGTTGGTATGCAGTTTAGGCCAACAGAGCTTAAACATCTTTTTGCTTCCTCTGAGTCATTAAAGTGATCGCAAATTGGTTTACTAAAATCCCAATCTATTTTTTTTTCTTTTTGGATTTCTGTAAGAATCGAACTTTTTCCTGAGCCTGAAGGACCAACTATTAAACCTATGTTAAAACTATCTGATGGGGGTTTGAAGTCCTTACATTCAAAAGTAACAGTTTCGTTAAGTGGGTAGTCAAATTGCTCTGACAGCTTTTTACTCGTCTCAGAATGTGATACTTGTATTTGTTTTTTCAATTCCGATCCTCCTTTAAAATTGTTTCTGCTGACATGACCGCATTCTGTAGAGTGGGATATTCGAGGACTGGTAAGTCAGGGGTATCGAAGGTCACCGCCCAAACCATTTTATCCAAGTCGAGGAGGATATCTGCCTGTCTGCTTCCAACCTTTACGACTACCTTCTCGCCTCGGGGTAACCCAACTCCCATCTTATATTGTGTCTTCATTTTTAATCCTCTTCAATTTTGGAGCTACTGCCGGAGCCTTAGTCGTAAGTATCGGCGTGTTATAGCCCTGTGGGTTTGTTAAGTAGCCCTTGTGGTGAAGGGGCTGTTTAAGTTGTTTCTGCATTTTATTTCGTTTCATTCATTTCCTTTTCCACCGCCTTAATAAATTGTTTGAGCGGGTCTTTGTTCATCTTTCGGATCCGAGCATTCCCGATCTGTGCGGTTAAAATATCCAGCCGCTTATATGCTTCAGTTATTTGCTCCCGAGTGATCGCCATCTTTCATCCCTTTCCGTTTCGCATTCCTAAAATCCAACTCATGGGCTGGCTTAGGGCGGACCCGCCGAATGTTAGTCCGGTAAGTCCGCCCATGCTCATCCACAGCCAGTTTGTTTTTTTGCCAAAAGAGGTCGTACCCAATTCGGACATCCTCGTGAAAACTATGCCAGGAAATCTCGCTCACGGTCTTCATACCACTCCTTAAAGTCTTCATCCTTTTTAAGAAGGTCGTTAATTATTAGACCGAGTGCATACCGACTAACTGACAACTCTTTTCCCATCGCCACCCGCAATATCGCTTTCTTTATTTTCATCGGACAACTTACCGCAATGTTTGTCTCGGACATCGCATCGCCGAATATATAACCTGGTGTCCTGAATCGAACTCGCTTAACTCTCTTCGCACTCATCGAGTAACTCCTCTTCCTTTTTAGCTTTTGCCAATGTCATCGCACAGCGATCATCCTCCTCCGGCTCTTCTTCCGGTACATCATGCCAATATTTATTCTCCATGACTTCTAGGATCGTAGTTTTTCAAGGACCGCCACAATTGACAGAGGGCGGTGAAATCGACCCATGCTTTTGCTAAGTCTTCGGGAGAATAGCGGATAACTTCAAAACGACCTTTTTCAGTCGATGATATGAAGGCATTCGCACCATGCACTCGATGGTTCAGAACATTCTCCTCACCCCAATAGGTTGCCGCATATGCCGCAATCTGATGGATTTGGAAATCATATGCGGTTACCTTCTGCCCCTCCTTCGTCTTGCGGGTTTTCCAGTCTACTATGAACATCTGATTATCTGATCCTTTACCGACAATATCGACAGTACCGGCAAACCCATGATTCGTATTGACCAGCATCTTCTCGAACTCGATGAAGGTCAGGTGATTTTCCTGTTTCCAATCGAGTGCGGGTTGGATGTATTCCAATAACTCATCGGGTATATGCTCGCCCTTCCAATAGCACTCAATTGCATCATGAATCTTAGTCCCAAAGTCTGCCGCTTCTTCGACAGGCTTTTCGTGCTGAACAAGGCATCGGTCTGCATAGTTTTCAAAACTCTCGTCAAGCTTCGCCGGATTATCAAATGCTATACGCAGAAGTTGATCCTGTTTCCATCGCTCAAGACCAGGCTTGGCAAACAGGCCAAGTAGAGTTGTCACCGATGGGAATAGTCCATGCTTCTTTGCATCCCTCAAAGTAGTATTCCGTTCGCCGTCACCCTTTGCCCTTGGCATGGTATGCATGGCCTTTCCCTCTCGGGTGTACCAATGGCCGCCTCCACCTCGCTTAGGTTTTGCCTGAAGTATAGCCACGGATTACCTCCTTTCCACAGCGGTATAAAAAGTATACCAGGTGAATTGCTCGTTTCAGATATTTCATCCTAACTTCGCCTCCACTTTTTTTACTAAGGATTGCAGTGAAGAATCCGTCTCAATGTATCCGCTGTAATTCTTCCAAGTAGATGAAACTTGGCTGTGGTCACGATCAAATGCTTTCCCGATTTCCACGCAAGTTTTACCCGTCTTTAATCTGCTTAAATAAATGGCGATAGAACGGGCAAGGGATACTTTTTCAGTTCTCCCCCGCCCGTCTATATCACTTATCTCTACCCCCAAAGTCTCAGCAGATACTCTCTTAATATCTTCAATCGTCATGCTCATAGAACCATGTCAGCCATTACTGCCGCCCATCCGAGTATTAATAAAAATGATATCGGATTCATCAGAAAGGTACGTTTTCAGGTGATGGACCTGTGAACTGAGTTCCCATTGTCTGCTGACTAGGGGCGGGCTGTTGTACGGGTTGCTGTACAACTTGTGGCTGATCGATATTCACCTGAGTGGTCGCTTGCATCGGCTGTTGCTGAATCGGAGCTTGATGGGCAAACTGCTGTGCCGGTTGGGCGGGCTGTACGATTGGAGCCTGTTGAATAGGTGCTGCTTCGTCTCCTGTTGGGATGACAAATCTTGATCTGTCAGGTATCTGATTTTCCATTCCTTGCATAACTGGCATGATAGCCGAGATATCTGCATACTCCCGACCTTTCATCGAAGTCTTATGGATGATATTTAATGTAGCACCCTTGCCTACCATGCTCTCAGTATCAAATCCGCCAAATGGCATTGTTCCGTTCCAACTCGTTAATGTTTTAAACAGCTTCGACTTTTCGTTTAAGCTGATTGTCATCTCTCCTGTTTGGATAAGAGATCCGTCAGGGAGACCAAATAAGAACCTGGTAAAGTTCTTCGTTTCGATGACAGATGGATCTTCGTAGGAAGGTCTCTGAATCTGCATCGAATCCTTAACTGCCAAGCAGACTGCAAATGTCTGCCCAGCGGGGGCGAGGGTAGTTAGAGGCCAACCTGTGATCGGTCCGCCTGTGTTACTTGATTGCTGTAATATAGCCATGATTTTATGTTTTCTATTCCCTGTTTTACGAGTGGGAGACTCATTGTTATTGATTTATAAGAAAGTGTCGGAGGATCAGAATGGCATCCGCCGTTTTTAAAGTGATACCTTTAGTCGATGGAAAGAATCGCTTGGCGTGGTTCGCTAAAACCTTTTTGCGTTTGCCCGAGGTTAACTTAGTTAGCCCACTTAGTCCCTTTTGCCATTCTTGAGGGCGCACTAAGGTGAAGGGAATTTCTGCCATCCGCAGAACTCCTTCGAGGAATCCGCATGATTTGCCTAATTTAAACGAGCTACTTGAAGGAATCATCTTACCGGCAAAAGGCGGGACCAATTCAATTACCGCCTCAAGCGAGGTTATCATTGGATGGTCTTGAAGATCCTGAATATGTTCGACAAATTCAAAGTCCTCGCCGATGGAATGCAGTTTAACATTGTGCATCCCACCCCAAGCGATTGCGTAGCCGCCTGACTTACCTGGATCAATTCCGATGGTGACCTTCAAGCGGCCTCCTCAGTTAAATAATTGATCGTTTTTCGGACATCGGAGGCTAAATACAGCCTTCCGTGTTTACGCAGTCCAAACTTGTCCTTGAACTGCCGCAAAGTTTTGTCCGAGGGTAGTCGGAATATTTCTTTGACCTCACTCTTGGTGAGGAATAAACTGTGATATTGGTTTAGTAGTTTTTCCATTTTGCCGGTTAGTATTTAAACCGGCGGGAAAAATCTACATTTTACTTATCAAGAAAATTTGTTTCCTCGATGACATCATGCATATTGTGCGAAACATAAAATGTTCCCGCCGGTACTTATTATGAATTTTAAAGAACTTATTCAGCCCATCCAAGACTGAACTTATCCCTTTAAAGTAATAATTGATTATCATGTCAATAAAAAGTTTAAAAAAAGTTAATTTAGTACACATATAGGCTATTATGAATTATTTTCATACTTCTTTTTTGCATCTTTTATCGTTCTTTTTGCTCGGAGTAAGCGGTAATAATTCGAGTCTCCCCGAACTTTTTTCTTACCATATCCAGCTTGGCCGCCAACCTGACCAAGAAGCCTAGCCGCCTCCTTAACAAGGTCTTTGCGGTTAATGATGGTGTATTCGATCCGCTCGCCGGTAGCACATATAATATGTCCATGCCATTCATTATGGCTGACCTGGCTCATGTTGTCACTATTAAGGTTACCCCATAATTTCCACTTCCTACGGACCGCCTCACCGACTTGCATACGCATATGCCTCATATTTTGACCAAAACACTTGCGAACCTCGCCCTTATAGTGCAATGTGCAACTTAAATCATTGACCCATTTTTTAGTACCTTTTCTCATATATATCCTTTCTCAACTGCTTGCGTACAATATTGTACCGCATACAGCCATGCAAGGACTAAAATGAACTAAAATTACCCTATTTTAACGCAAGGGTTAGCGAAGTGGATTATCTGAATCGTTCGGATAACTTAGCACCGGCACTTGCCGCTGGAGCCATGAACCGATTACCAGGCATAGCGGGTGCTTGCTGTTGGATGCGGTTGGCGGGTTGGCTAGAAAAGTCTCCAGCCGGTAAGAAGTTTACTTCTTGAGGATTCTTTTCGCCCAAGACAGACTCGCTTGCGCTTCTTCCGATTTCGCCCACTCGTCCTGTTCCTTCTGCGTAACTTCTAGATGGCTTGCCAGCCTTTCTTGCATGGAGGGCTTCTGCCGCCCCCGCATAGTCTGCTGAACCTGTTGGCGATCTGTATCCGAGTTTTTCATAGATTTCTTTTTCATTATACCAAAGTAGAGCTTGTAGGTCAGCGTTCTCTAAATTTACACCAACATCTCTAAGTCTTGATTGTACTGTTTCTAGTCGTTCCCGCAACCATCTTCTTTCAGCCCCGTTTTGTGGTGCTTCTTTTAATGGTTTGCCGAATTTATTAAGTGCATTGGCCGCCCTCCTAAGATTGTCGACTTCTGCTGAAACCCCTGTTCTGTTTTGTTTTTTTGTAAAGTATCCGGCAAGTTTAGTTGATGCTTTAATTGCACTGTTGCCAGCTACGCCCTGTTTAGTAACTCCTATCTTTTTTCGTTCGGCTGGAGTAAGCGAGTTTACTGCATCTCTGACTCTTTGTTTAGCGGCATTTAACTTTGCTGGCGGAATCGGCACAACTTGAGTCCCCGTATTTCTACCAACAGTACGCATAAACCATCGGTCCATCGTAAAAGTTGAGTAATCCCCATAAAGGTTATTAAAGAAAGATCCTAGTTTTGGTCCTAGTATTACTGCATATGGTACAACTTCATCGACTAGCTCTGATGTGCCGATTTTACCAGCTTCAGCTTTTGTGTACCCTAGATCGTCTTGTGCGGCTTTTCTGATTTCACTAATAGTTCCTTTTTGAGATAACCATCTACCAGCCCCTTCACCGCCCATTAATTGATAAATCGCTTCGATCCTTAAAAGGTTATTTTTGATATTCGATATCCTGTCACCTCCAACGAATTTCCCACTTATTTCGCCCGTATTCTTCCAATTGTTATAAGTAGCCCAAGTTTGATCGAATTGAGGTTGAACCTTGTTACCATCAGAAGTAGCCGCTAGTACAGATTTAAAAATAAAATTATTGTCAGGCTTTAAAATTGTTGGATCAAGTTCTCCTAAAACTGAAAGAGCTAGGCTTAGATTCTCATCGTACCAACCAGCGGCTTCAGGATGTAATTCTTGAGCATATAAAACTTCTTCAAAAATTAAATCTTCAAATAATCTATTTTTTTCAGGAGTAGACTTTTTATAATCAATTGGATCTCCAAATTCTTTTTCAAAATATTTAGCGATTTCTAAAATAGTTGGGACTTTCGGCAAATCTTCAGGCTTTTGATTGCTCTTTAAGATATCAAGAGCAGAAGTCCCCTTACTCGGCATAAAAAGAATATTCCTCTCCCCCGCATCGAAGGTTCCCCGATTGCCGGTGGCCGATTTGATTTGTTCGGGGGAGAAGGCCACTATTTCGTCAACCCTTCCACTATCGAATTTTACAATGATCCCGTCATGCCCTCGTTCTTTTGCAGATTGAGCTAGAAACGGGTCACTTGCTGATGTGCTTTTTACTATTAAGGGATTTTCTAAGCTCAGATATGAATCAATAATTATTTCATCATTGCCCTTGTTTATACTTTGCAACTTTTGATCGAGCCTATTTTCAAATTGTTGTAATTTTTTATATTCAGGACTGTTTAATCCTAAATCTATAGCCGCCATCATTGTAGAAGTCCCTAGCTGTTTTGCCTGTGCTTCGTATTCTTTTTGGAGGGCCAAAACTTCAGGGTCAGTTTTCTTTATTGCATCTTGGCTGTAAAGTTTTGCCTGTCCTTTTTTTGGGGTAAAATAAAAGCCTTCTCCAAAGTCACCTTTATTTATCGATTGGTATCGATCCGCATCAAAGGCTGTAAACTGATCACTCGTCCCATGATAAACCACCAACGGCTCGCCGTTCTCATCGACTACCTTGGACTTGCCGAACCACTTCTTAAAGTATGGCGAATCCGTACCCTTCTCATTCCATAGCTTTGCGGCCTCGGCTTGCTTCCCCTTAGTCGCACCCGCTTCGGAGGCTGGCATGAAGAGTTTGTCGGTCACCGTGACATCGGCTTCATCGAAGATTACATAATTGTAATCGCCCTCGCC